CTTATTTGCCGCCGTAACCGCTAACGCACTAACAAACGACGATAGCGGATTGTATCCGGGATTTGGAGGTACGAGCGGAACAAACGGATTGACAACGCCGACGTATGGTATACGCCCGGAGTGTGTCGGACGGGCGGCGGTTCTTACGTTTGTGCCTTATTCAACCGGAGGAACCGGAACGGGGCAAATTGTATTTTACGATAGTTCCGGAGTTGTTATTTCAACACAGGGTAATTTTACAGCCGACGGAACGACAAAGCAAATAAACGTAACGATACCAACCGCCGCAACTGCAATTGGGTTAACTGTTACCGGAACCGTATCGGCGTCGGTTTATAGACTTAACGTACCAAGCCAATACGAATTGCCATATATTAAAACGTCGGTAAATGGAAATAATTACTTTTTGCAAAACGGGTATTTAGCGTTTATCAATTTGCAACCGAGTTATTGGACGTATGATTTACCCGCCCGACAGGTTGAAATAAACGGGTCAACTTATTATGCAAATGGGATTGAGAGAAAGAAAAAGCAAACGTTGACGTATCCCATGTATGACGACCCAAACCCGGTGCAATTGGTTAAAACCTATATTGGTAGCGGGGAAATAGACAAAATAAGTATAAATTTGCTTTCACGTTCGGCAAAAACAACATTGAAATATGATACAGAATAATAATTTAAGCGTGTTGCCGTGGTACACGTCAATATCAGAGCAAAACCACAGGAAAAGTTATGCGTATGGCAATATATACCCATTGTTTACGCCTGCAAACAAGTTGTTGCCGTTTCAAATAATGAGAACGACCCGAACAAATGCGGTTACATCCGTCCGTCTATATAATCGGGACGGTTCATTGTTTACGGATATAACCCAATTTATGAACCAAACCGGATTGCAAGTTGTCCGGTTTGCCTCAATGGGTTATGACGTTATTGTTTATCCGGGTATTTTGCCAATGCCAATAAATACCCCGGACGGGATATATTACGCCACGTTGTCCGACGGCGTACAAACGTGGTATTCTGAAATGTTTACTATTGTGCAAGATGTTAGCGGGTATCTAAAAATTGAATGGTACGATATAGAAAATGCCGTATTTGATGCGGGAACAATCGTGTATCAGAACCCGCAATTTAAGAACGTTTTGTATCTTTGCACAGAGTTAGGAAAACCCGAATATCAATTTGAGGAAGAGGGCGAAAACCGGGACGGGTATTTTTTCCCGGAAAAACAAATTAGTGAAAAGACATATCATTGCATTTGTTTAGCCCCGGAATTTCTTTGCGACGTAATGCGGTTAATCCGAATGAGTGATTACGTAACCGTAACCGACAAATACGGACGAATATATGATTGCGACACTTTTTTAATTACCCCAAAATGGCAAACGCAGGGCGATTTGGCAAGTGTTGAAATTGAGTTTGAAACCGCAACCGTCGTTAAGAAGATAGGACGAGGTTATATATTACAAACAAAGGGAGATTTCAACAACGATTTTAACAACGATTTTAACAATTAAAAAAAATGGGAACTTACGAAGTATTAAAACAAGCTATTTCCGATGTTATAAAAACAAATGGAAATCAAGAAATTACGGGACAATTGACGCAAAATGTATTAGTTGCAATTGTAAACGCATTGGGTAATAATGCGTTATTTGCCGGAATAGCGCAAACAAATACAGTTCCGGGAACGCCTGACGGTAATGTGTTTTATTTAGCAGCAACAAAGGGCATTTATACCAATTTTAATGCTTATGAGGTTACGGATAAACTAACTATTTTTAATAATAAAACAGGTAATTGGGTTGCCTCTGAAATTGATGTTGTAATTACGTCGGCATTGGATGATGTTAAAAATAACATCTATGTATATGATTATGCAGCCTTAACAAGTTTGTCGCAAGAATCCGGCGCATTAAAAGAAACGGGAATTGTAGACCCAACACCAACGGGATATTATGTTAGAAAATACGATATATCCGGTTTGTCAAATATTGCAGTAACCGGACGGTCGGGATTAGGCGTATATAGTTTGCTATGTTTTTATAACTCAAACAATGAGTTTATAAGCGCACAATATATAGGAACGCAAACAAATTATTCTCAAATGGTTATATCCGTTCCAAGTGGAGTACAATTTATAAAAATATCCGGTAGTGGGTCGTATTTACCCGCTTGTTATTCCGTTCAATCGCAATTAGCTTTTTACACAAAAACAGAAATTCCGACTGTTGTAGCTAATTTAACAACACAAAAAGCCGATAAAACAGATATATATAATATTACGTCAAGCAACACGCAATTATCTTTAGATAGCGTTCAAGAAAATTACGCATTACAATCAAATGGTAATGTAAGTGCAAATACAGGATATTTTATAAATAAATATTTAACTACAAATAAAACATCTGTATCGGTAACAGGTCGTTCGGGTGCATCTTCTTTCTGTTTGGCTTGTGCATTTGACGCCAATAACAATGTATTACAAGCCTTTGAGGTCGGAATGAGTACTAATTATACTAAATTAGTAATCAATCTACCAATTGGAACCGCTTATGTAAAAGTTTGCGGAAATACAGGAATTATGCCAAATGCGTTTGAAACTCAATACACATTAAAATTTTACACAAATGCAACAAAAGAAGAGATTGCAGATAAAGCAGAAAGAAGCGATATATATATAAATGAACCACAAATTATTGAGGGATTAACAGTTGTGCAAGGTTATTACCCTACATCAAGTACGGGCGTTATTACTGCCAATTCGCAATGGTCGTATATTGAATACAATATTCAACCGGATGATATATTGTTTGCAACGGGTTTTGTTCGTCCAAGTCCAACGGCATTGGCTGTTTACAAAGATGCAAACGGCGCATATATTGGTAATCAATTTGTCGGAGCCGGAACAAATACAAATTACGATAAACAATTGTTGACTATTCCCGCAAATGCCGTAAAAGTATTAATTACGGGTTCATCAAACACAGAACCACAAACGCAAAATCGCCCTTTATTGTACAAAGGAGTAGAACAATTGGCATTTTATAAAAAAAATGAAACGTTAAGTACCGAGGAAATAGAACAAAAAATTGCCGAAACAACGCCTAATTATTGGAATCAAAAAAAAATATGGTGGTGCGGAACTTCTATTCCGGCGGGCGGTTATCCTCAATTAGTCGGTCAAATGCTAAATTGTACCGTAAATAATCGTGCGCAAGGTTCATCCGGTTGTCGTCGTTCAACATTAAGTGGAGATTTTACGGGTATGTACTGGCAAAATATGGCATATTCATTAAGTCAAACAGCCGAGGAAAAGGAATATATTATTGCTAATTGGGCTACAATACAGCCTATATTAATGAGCGGTGCGCCTACTACATTAAGCACTTCGGAACAAACATTGATACGTAGTTGCACATTTGAACAAAGATTGTTGCCGTATATCAATGAATCAGATTTATTTGTTTATGACCACGGACACAATGATTGGAAATATAATAAACCGTCAAATTTTGGAGGTGGTTCAGATATTGGCGTATTACCAACAGTTGAAAACATACAATCGGGATTATTGGCGGAAGATACATATATGACGGCTAATAATAATGCGAAATTAGTTGAGTTATTTGGCGATTTATCAAAAATACCCAATCTTAATAATTGGATTGCCTCAATTAATCGTAACTGTTTTATTGGTGCAACTAATTTTATTATGATGGTTATATTGAAAAATAAACCACATGGACGTATTGCAATGGTGTCAAATAACCGTCTTAATAAACAAGGATTAATTGAGGCACAATTGTTAAATTCGGAAAATTGGTTTATACCAATCGCAAAGGTTTATGAATATTTAATGTATTCAAATTTTGTAATACCCGGAACGTCAAACTATTGGGGCGATGCAAGGACAAACGATTTGACGGTTTTTGACTTATATAATAAAGACGGCGTACACCCAAGTTCAGATACAACGGGCGATGCAAATAGACTTTATGCGGGTATATTATCGGAATTTATTAAAAAAATAAGATAATGCAGGAACGCATATTATTAATGAGACGACCACGGCGGTTGATTTGTTGAGCCAATTTAGTAAGTTAGACGAATAATTAACCGGGGGTAAAATATACCCCCTTAAACCTATTTTTTTTCATGGATAAGATTTTTAATTGGGAACAATGGCGGTTAATATTCGCCACAACCGCAAGCCCTATTTTAGCGTATTTCACGCCGACGGCGGGTTTTTTGTATGCGTTGGTAATTATGTTCGGGTTCAATATTTGGGCGGGTATGCGTGCCGACGATGTTACGATAAAGAATTGCAAACGTTTTTCATTCAGAAAGTTCAAAAATGCAATTGCGGAATTGCTTTTATATGTAACCGTAATACACGTTATTTATTCGGTTATGTTACAATGTGGCGACGATAATGCCGCATTGATAGTAATTAAATCGCTTACATACGTATTTATGTATGTATATTTGCAAAACGCTTTTCGTAACCTAATTAAAGCATATCCGACAAAAATTGCATTACGCATAATATATCATGTTATACGTTTGGAGTTTACAAGGGCGTTGCCCGCCTATTGGCAACCAATTATCGAACGTTACCAAAAGGAAATAGACGACGATATTATTAACGATAAAAAAGAGAGCAAGAAATGAAAGATTCATTAAAACAGATTTTTCCAAACAGTACCGAGGAAAACCGGGAAAAGTACGTAAAGCCGTTAAGTATGGCAATGATGCGTTACAATATCAGCACGCCCAACCGGATGCGTGCATTTTTGGCGCAAATAGGGCATGAAAGCGGGCAATTATCCGCCGTCGTTGAAAACCTTAATTATAGCGCAAAGGGTTTGCGGTCGGTTTTTGGCAAATACTTCAAGACGGACGCCGAGGCGGAACAATACGCCCGGAAACCGGAGGCAATCGCAAACGTCGTGTATGCAAACCGATTGGGTAACGGCGACACGGAAAGCGGGGACGGTTGGCGATACCGGGGGCGTGGACTTATTCAGTTGACCGGAAAAACCAATTATGACAAAGCGACAAACGAAATGTACGCTTTGCCTATGGGAGTGGATTTTGTGAACGAACCGAATTTGTTGGCAACCCCGGATTATGCCACACAGTCGGCGGCGTGGTTTTGGGAAACAAACGGATTGAACGCATTAGCCGACCAATTGGGAGGGGCGAACGATACCGAGATTTTCAAAGCCATAACCAAGCGGATAAACGGCGGATATAATGGGTTGGACGACCGATTGGCAATTTATGAACGTGCAAAAACCGTTATCGTATGAAATTAAAAATTTGGCACGTTGCCGCCTATCTTATTTTAGCCGTTGTATTGGCAACCACGATTGGAATACAGCGAAAGCGCATACAGGATATAAAAGCGGACCGGGATAAATACCGGAGCAATACCGAGGCATTATTGCAAGATGTGGAGCATTACCAAACGAAAGACAGTTTGAACGCCGTAACCGTTTGGATTCTGCAATTGAAAGTATCCGAGTTTGAGAAATACCGGGCGGACGATGCGGCGTTGATAAAGACGTTGCAGACAAAGAACCGGGATTTGCAGAATGTAACGACCGCCCAATTGCAGACGATAAACGAATTGCGGGGAACCGTCCGGGATAGTATCGTATATTTGCCCGGCGACACGGTTACGACTGTTTTGCGATGCGTCGATATTACCGACCCGTGGTTTGAGTTACACGGATGCGCAACGCCCGCCGGGGAATTTAAGGGTACGTTTACAAATCGGGATAGTCTATTGATAGCGGCAACGGTTAAGTATAAACGGTTTTTGGGGTTCCTTTGGAAAACCCGGAAAGTAAAGAACCGAAAGATTGACGCCGTAAGTAAAAACCCCAATACGGAAATATTGGGTATTGAATACGTAGAAATAGAGGAATAAGGGATTTTTGTTCATAATTACGTCGGAAACGGGGATTGTAACCAAGTGTTGCAACCCCGTTTTTTGTTTTTGCCCGTTTTCCGCCCCGTATTTGAATTATTTTGTATGAGTGAATAAAGTACCCACACCGGCAAATAAAGTCCGTTAAAACGAAAATTAGCCAAAAATAACTTTGCGGGGAACCAAAAGAAACTTTTTTGCACGAAAAACGCAAAATAAAAGGAAAATTCTTTGGTAGTTAAAATAATGGTTGTATATTTGCAGTACGATATAACAACGACGGGGCGTTTTCCCCGGAACATTAGAGAGCGTAAACAATGAATACTCAAAGCATTTACAACGGTTTGAAATATACGACAAAGGAAATTAACCGCAATTACAAAATCAAAGTTAACGGCATGGTTGACGGAAAGAAAGTAAATATTG